ATTATGCCGCATACCTCGCAAAGATAACAACAACGGTCTTGAACAAATTATGAGTAAGGCCGACATGAAAAGACTAGGCATTGCATCACCTAACATGGCTGATGCTATAATGATGACATTATGGGGTCCAAAGCCCGAAACTAACTGGGGAGCAATAAACTACCCCAAGCGGAGTATTGTGTAAAATGGCTAAGATGACGGACGCCGAACTACTGGATTATAGGAACGCTGCTGAAGCTGGTAGCATCCACTCAAATCAAACACTAAACGATCAACACCGGAAGGCCTTTGATTATTACAATATGGGGCCAATGGGTAACGAGGTCGATGGCGAATCACAAGTAATCTCAAGCGATGTATTCGATTTGGTTGAGGCTGACATGCCTTCACTGGTTCGAGTATTCCTTGGTGCTAACGACATTATGAAGTTCACGCCAATCAACAGCACTGACGGCGAGCGGAACATAGCTGACGAAAAGACCAAGTATATTAATCACCTTATTCGAAATCAGCCTACATCGTATAAAACAATATTCGATTGGCTCAAGGGCGCTGAGATTTACAAGTACAGCGCGGTACACTTTGGCTTTGAAGAAGAAGACACTGTACGCATGGTTGATTATGAAGGCGTATCTGATGAGGAAATGAACCTCATTAAGATTGAACTGCAGCTTCAAGAGCAGGAAGGCGCCGGAGTTGAAATAGAGAAGGTCGATCGAAAGCAGAAAGATAAGTTCAGTAACTACAAAGCCACTATCAAGAAAACCGTTGGCCGATACTTTACCCGATACATTGACCCTGAAAACTTTGTAATCAGCAAGGGCGCAACCAGTGAAGAAGATGCGCAGATAATTGGCCATGATGACATTATTACCAAATCAGATTTGGTATCTATGGGCTACGATGCTGACTTCGTTAAAGATCTAAACAGCACAGACGCATCGGATAGTACCAACGAGCAAGACCGCTTGAGAGATCAAGGCGGCACTCAGGATACTAATAGCAACCACTGGACTGGCGAACTAGTTAAGCTTGAAACTCGATTCATTAAAGTTGACCGAGACGGTGACGGCATAGCAGAGCGATTAAAGATTCTAACTGTTGGTCCTGAATTACTTGAGGCTGACCCATACGAAATACCGCCTTATTCAGTTCTAGTGTCTGTAATGATGCCAGGTCAATTGATTGGTAAGAGTCGCGCCGAGATCACAATGGAAACGCAGGAGATTAAAACAACTCTTCTACGTCAAACTATGATGAACATGTACCAGGTTAACTCTGCACGAATGGGCATTAATGAAAACGTAAACATGGATGATATGCTTACTCAGCGTATTGGCGGTGTAGTTCGGTGTAAGGGTGAAACAAACCCACTTCAGAATATGGCACCAATCCCTACTCCATTTATTGGCGACAAGGCATTAGCTGTTCTACAGTACGCTGACGCAGCAAGAGCACAGCGCACAGGCTCATTGCTGGCAAACCAAGCACTTGATACTGATAAGTTAGGGCAAGAGACTGCAACACGATTCGCAGGCATGGATGACGCAGCACAATCCAAGATTGAATTGGTAGCGCGTGGTCATGGCGAAACAGGCTTCAGGACTTTATTCACTGGTATGCTGTGGACTGTCTCGCACTTCCAGAAAGACAAGACCGAGATCATGGTGCTAGGTAAGCCGCTTACTGTAGATCCTCGCCGCTGGTTAAGTGATCAGCCGATTGTGTGTAATGTTGGCTTAGCTGCTGGTGATGATCAAACTATTCTAGAGAACATGGGATCTCTGCTTAATATCACTCAGCAATTACTAGCGACTGGCTCACCGGTATCCGATCAAAAGAAAGCTTATAACATTCTATCTCGCATCACCAAGGCAATGAATCAGCCCGATGTATCGGAATTCTTTAACGATCCAGAAATACCAGAAGAGGTTTTACTGGCTCAGAACGAGCAAATGCAACAACAGCTTCAGCAACTGCAGCAGTTATCACAAGAAAACCCATTGGCCGAGGCTGAAACCATTAAGGCTAAGGGTGAGCTAATCAAGGCAGAAGGTAGTCAACAGCTTGATGCTGCCAAGCTGCAAGAAGATGCTCGACAGTTTGATTTTAAGCTTGCAGAAGACCGCAGGCAGTTTGATGAGGAATTAGAAGCCAAGCAAAACAAAGCGCTTGCTGATCTTGAAGAGAAATACGTAGCGCTCGAATTAAAGCATAACCAAGACATAGCTGGGAAGGGTCAATAATGGATAAGAAGCAAGAAGAAGCAAAGCTTAAAAGCCAGACTACGTTCGGGCAAGAGGCGCAAAGTGTAGTCGATAATCCTGCCTATCAATTTGCAATGACAGCAATGAGAGGCGAGATATTCGCAAAACTTGAAAATTATGACCTATCAGGGGATAATGAGATCATCTTAGAGCAGGTGCGTTCGCTTCAAAGTATATCTAAGATGCAAACGCAGTTAGAGAAAATCATTAGAGATGGCGATTTTGCACTAGCACACCTAGAGCAAGATGCCAATAATCATAAAAGGAATCAGAGATAATGCTGGATAATCTTACAGAACCCAGTGAGGACTCAAAAACGTTTTATCCGTCAGATGAGGTTGAGGATTCGAAAGAACACCCAGACACCGTAGAAGACGACCCCAGCGAAGATGACCAAGAGGTTGATGACGCTGATGAGTCGGCAGAAGATGCTGAAGAGGAAGAAGCAGAAACCGAAGATGAACCGGAATCTATGACCGTTTACGGTAAAGAGATCACCCGCGAAGACTTCGAGCTAATGCAGAATCAACAGTTGATGCAAGCCGATTACACAAAGAAGATGCAAGCAGTAGCGACCGAACGAAAGCAGGCTGAAACGTTGAGCGCTGATCTTTCTGCAATCATTACTAGCTTTGAATCCGACCTTGTGGGCGAGAACAGCGAAGAAGAACTTGCTGAGCTTTTAGAAGATGGCGACACGGCAGAATATCTGCGCAGAACCAAACAGATAAAAGATCAGAAGGACAAACTGAAGGCAGCGAAAGCTAAGATCAGTGATGCTTTAACAGAGACTCAAGCCAGCGAAAGCAAAAAGCTGATTGAAGTTATGACTGAATGGGCAGATCCAAAGACAGGTCAAGAAACCCAAAAAGCAGACATGACAGCAGCAGTGGAGTATGCGGCATCGCTAGGCTATGACAACGCTGAACTCAACAGTCTTGCAGATCATAAGATCATCAAGGCATTAATCGACGCAGGCAAGTACCATGCGCTCAAGAAATCTAAACCAGCTACATCAAAGGTGAAGACCCGAGCAAATAAGAAAGTCAGCGCCAAGAAGGCGGTTGAAGGCAAAACGTCTAAATCAACCTCTGAACTCTTCTACGGAGAATAGATAGAATGGCAACTTTAAGCACAACTCTGCCAACGATGCTGGACTGGGCGAAGACCCGCGATCCAGATGGCAAAACGGCACGCATTGTTGAAATGCTGTCGCAAACAAACGCAGTATTAGAAGACATGGTAATGAAGGAAGGCAACCTTCCTACAGGCGAACGCGTAACTATTCGTACTGGCTTACCTACTTCGTACTACCGCATGATTAACGCTGGTACACCACCAAGCAAGGCAACTACAGCTCAGGTAACTGAGAATGCTGCAATGCTGGAAAGCCGCTCACATGTTGATGTGAAGCAAGCTAACCTTGAAGGTGATGTAGGCGAGTATCGTGTACAAATGGCAACGGCTCACATGGAGTCAATGGCTCAATCTCAGGCGACTACCTTGATTTACGGATCAGCGGCAAACCCTGAAGAGTATGTAGGCCTAGCTAATCGCTACAATGACCTATCTGCAGCTAACGGCGACAACATCATTGATGGTGGCGGTACTGGTTCGGATAATATGTCAGCCTGGTTGGTTGGCTGGAGCACGAACACAATTTACGGTATCTTCCCTAAAGGCTCTACAGCGGGTTTAACCCATGAAGATCTTGGTATCGATGACGTTGATGATTCTGACGGCAATCCTTTCCGCGCTTATAAAGATTTGTTCCAGTGGGATAACGGTCTTGTGGTGGCTGATTGGCGTTATGGTGTTCGCATTGCTAACATTGATAACTCTGACTTGGTTGCTGCGACAGGCACTCAGGCACCTACGGCAGCGACTGCGGTGATTAAGTTAATGTCTCGCGCTATCGATCATCTACCATCAATCACGAACGTTAAGCCAGTATTCTACGTTAACCGTACTTTAGCCTCACATTTGCGCGTTGCCGCAATGGACAAGAGCGCTTCAGCGGTTACGATCGAGCAGGCAACTAACCAGTTCGGACGTACAATTCACCAGCTAACCTTCTTGGGCATCCCAGTTCGTTTAGTTGACACATTAACCGTTGCTGAAGCACAAGTAACATAGGGGAGTAGAGTAATATGTATATTGATAAGCTTTTAAAAGTATCTGATGCTCAAGCCTTTACGGCGACAGCAGTTGGCACAAACGTGATCGACCTCAGTGTTGCTCGTGGCATTGGTAATGGCGAGCCTATGGCTATGGTGTTCACTGTTGGCGTAGCGGCTGATCAGACATCCGGTGACGAAGATTACACCTTTGACGTTGAGTATGCGACAAACGCAGCTCAGTCGACTGGTGCTCAATTAGTGGGTCGTCGTATCTTTGAATCTGGAACGCCTACGGCACCAGCTCAAGACGCTGACTTATTGGTTGCTGGCTTTGTGTTTGCAATCCCAATTCCTCCAACTACTGGCAATGAAGATGGCCAGTTCCTTGGCATTCGTGCAACACTTGCCGGAACTACTCCGACAATCACTGTTGATGCCTACCTTGCACCGTTAGCTGATGTTTCGCAGTATGTTGCATACGCTGATAACGTAACCATTAACTAATGGCGGATAATAAACCCGCTAAGATCCTAAAGGTCCGCGCAATTAAGCGCGGATTCTTTGGCGGTCAATATCGATTAATTGGTGATGAGTTTGAATGTGCTGAAGGTGCTTTCTCCAAGACTTGGATGGAAGTAAAGAGCAGCAAAAACAAGCCCATCAAAAAGCCAAAGGACGGTTATGTCCCTTTAGAAATTCCAGATCTGATGAATAAATCAGACAAGGAATAATCAAAGCCCTTCGGGGCTATTCTTTTTTAAGAGGCTAGTATGGCTTTAGATAACTACGCAAACCTGAAGGAATCTATTCAAGACTGGTCTCACCGCAACGATGTGACAAGCCGGATTGATGACTTCATATTACTGGCTGAACAAGAGATGTATAACAACCGCGTTGAGCCGCTAACCGTTAGAGAACAGAACGTTTTAACCTCTGTCGATACTAACGCATCATCTAGATTCTTGGCACTGCCTACGGGATATACAAAGCTTAGGCGCATATTAATAGATGACAAATCATCAGAAGCAAGACAGTTCGAGTTAAAATACAGAACACCCGAGGTATTGGTTAGGCAGCAATCTGCTGGCGTGCCTTGTTACTTCACCATCACCGACCAAATAGAATTCGATAGCGTACCGGATCAGATTTATAATATTGAGATTCAGCACGTAGCAAAAGCACTACCAATCACG